CTCATATATCAGAGCTTTGCGGATGACAATATATACACGAATGCGACGCGGCCTGTAGGGCTTGAGCGCCTGGGCTCGCGTGAGATCACTTGCGACTACGGTACCACAAATCCTTGCGTCTTCCTGGATACTTATGATACAGGCGATGTGCTTTACGTGGACCGTGAGTATCGCTGGGACAGCCGAAGTGATGCTGCAAAAAGGACCGGCCAGCCGCAGAAGACAGACAGCCAGTATGCGGATGACATGACTGTCTTTATGGGAGACAATCCTGAGTTTATGTGCGGCATCCGCGTGGATCCTTCTGCTGCTTCTTTCATTCAGGAGCTGAGAGGACGAGGTTTTGTAGTAATACCGGGAGACAATGACGTGCTGGATGGGATCCGGAAGACGTCGAGCCTCTTTGCCAGGAAAAAAATAATGATAAATGTTGATAACTGTCCGGGGCTCATTGATGAGCTCCATTCTTATGTTTGGGATGATAAGGCAGCAGCTATCGGCGAGGATAAGCCTGTTAAAGAGAGGGATCACGGACCTGACGCACTCAGGTACAAGATCAACAGCCTTCCTTCCTGGAGATTTTATGATTTATAAGGAGCTGAGAGTATGAGCAAAAAAAAGAAAAACAAAAACACATATACGTCTGATGCTTTCAGCAATCCGGCGGCGCGTTTGGGCTTTGGCACGCTTGACCTTGTGCAGAGCACGGAGTATCCGCTTACAAGAATGACCGATAATCCGCAGATGCTTACAAGCATGTATCGTGATAACTGGATCGTGCAGAACATTGTGCAGCTTGTGCCTCAGGACATCGTGCGTAAGTGGTTTGAGGTGAAGACTGCTGCCGATGGCAGATACATAGATGACCTTAACAGGCTGGTCAGAAAGACAGGCCTTAAAAACAAGCTCTATGATGGCATGTGCTGGGGCCGCTTATACGGCGGAGCCGCTGGCCTCATTCTGATAAAAGGGGATCCGGACTTAAGTAAGCCGCTCGACCTTAGAATGGTTATGCCGGACTCATTCCTGGGACTGCATATTATGGACCGCTGGAGCGGAGTCTTCCCACAGGGACAGCTCGTTTCTGATCCGAGTGATCCGGACTTTGGCCTTCCTGAGTATTATGAGATCAGGGACGCAAACGACAGATTTATAGCAAACGTGCATCACTCTCGCGTGGTCCGCTTTGTAGGCAGGCCGCTTCCATGGCTTGAGTCAGTTACTGAGCTGTACTGGGGCGAGAGCGAGATCGAGAGCGTTTTCTCCGAGATTGCAAGGCGTGACAACGTGGCTGCCAACATCGCTGCTCTTACATTCCGTGCAAATGTGGAATACAGAGAGGTTGAGGGCCTTGACCAGCTCCTCGGCGTCGGCAATGCAGAAATGCAAAGGCGCTTTTGGAACACGATGCAGGCGCAGTCAATCCTCAGAAGCAATCAGGGCATCTCACTTATCAACAAGGGCGATGCCGTGCACACAGAGCAGTATACCTTTGCAGGACTGGCTGAGGTATATGACCGCATCATGATGGACGTAGCCGGGGCATCACGTATTCCGGTTACAAAGCTTTTCGGACGCTCTCCTGCCGGACTCAATTCCACAGGCGAGTCTGATATGCGTAATTACTACGATTACCTTGATGGCGTGCGTGAGACATCACTCAGGCCTGTCATTGATAAACTGCTGCCAATCATGTGCCTGTCAGCATGGGGCATGATCCCGGATGATCTTGAATACGAATTTGCTCCAATGGCAGATCCGGATGAGAACGAGATCAGCGATATCGCAAAGAAGAAGACAGAGGCTGTGCTCTCAACATTTCAGACTGGTCTTATCGACAAAGAGACAGCGCTTAAGGAGCTGGCTGATATCGACGGCGTATTTGATAAGATCACGGACGAGATGGCCGAGGAGAGCAGGGGCGTTACCTATAACGATCTGACAGCTCTTAAGGATCCTTTTAGTGGGCTTGGCCTTGGTGACAGCCCGGTACTGCCGGGGCCTTCGGAGAGTGATGAAGCTTGAAAGACATTATTGTAAAAAAGCCTCCTGAGGCGGAGATGGTAGTAGAGCTCAGGCGAGTATATGAAAAAGCCGAGCGCGATATCATTGCAGAGCTTACCAGGAAGCGTAGTCTTGATCTTGTGGACTACGCAGACGTAGCAGCGCTTGAGCGAGTGCAGGCAATCCTCAGGAAGATGACTGACAAGATAGATGAGGAGATAAGGCCAGCCATTGAGAAGATCTTTTACAAGGAGCCGAAGGACTTATACGGCTACTCAAATGCATTTTCGCTTACTTCTACGCAGACAAACATTGTCGAAACACTTGTTAATAACTATATGGGGCTTATTCAAGAGGCAGCAGATGTAGCATATACGTCTGCTGCCGGTTTCCTCCAGGTCGGAAGACTCGAAGCGGGGGAGATAAGGACGTCGGCGCTTACTTCTGTAGCGAATGCGGAAGCTTTAGGCAAAAGCTGGCGAGCGGCACAGTCTCAAATGATCATAGACCTGACCAACAAAGGCATCACGGCTTTTACTGATGCCGCCGGGCGCGAGTGGGACCTTACGACATACTGCAATATGGCGACACGTACCACGGCAAGACAGGCTGAGGTTGCGGCAGCTCTTACGTCTGATGACTGGGATCTGTGGCAGATAAGCTCTATCGGAAGCACATGCCGGATATGCGCAGCATACGAAGGGCGAGTATACAGCAAGAGCGGACTTAATCCTGATTATCCGCCGCTCTCTTCTGTTTTTGGCAAGATTGACGCCTTTGGCCCGGACGCTCTTGAGAACACGTATCTTAATATACATCCTAACTGCCTTCACAGCCTCATGAAGTACACCACGGCAGGGCTCACGGAGAAGCAGATACAGCGTGATAAAGACTTTTCAAGTTTTGAGAAGCGGCCTGCAAACGTGGACTATCGAAGCAAGCGGCAGGTAGAGGCATACAGGGAAAAGGAAAAGGCTCGTGCTCAGTACCGGAGCGATCTGAAGCAGTGGGAGCGCTACCGTGACGAGCTGGGTGAGCAGGTACCACGTTTTGAAACCTTTGAGAAGCACAAGAAGGCCGGCGATGATGCTTATAAGGCATGGGAGAGCGAGTACCGGAGCAGGCGGATGCGAGAGGCGAATGCCTTGAAAGATATAGGAGGTGATATACCTTGATTTCATATTATGGATACACGATAAGCCCTAACCAGCTTGAGACTGGAGAGGGCTTTTTAATTTGTCGAAACGTGCCTATTGCAAGAACCGGCACACAGGAATACCTGGCAAGTGAGATCGGACTGCCGGGAAGTGACATTGTGACTGTAGAGCGTGCAGAGGATGAGGTTTTTTCTGAGGCTGCTATGGCATCCTTTGAGGGAAAGCCGGTTACAAACAATCATCCGACGGAGCTGGTCACTCCTGACACTGCTGCCCTGTATGAAAAAGGGCACGCGCAGAACGTGCGCAGAGGTTCCGGGGAATTTGAAAACTTCCTTATCGCGGACCTGCATATTCATGATGCGGGGCTTATCCAGGAGATTAAGGGCGGCAAAAGGCAGATATCCTGCGGCTATGAATGCGAATACATGCAGGACGAAGACGGCAACGTCCGTCAGGTTAACATCAGAGGTAACCATGTGGCAGTGGTAGACGAAGGCAGAGCCGGAGCCAAGGCTGCGATCATGGACTCAATAAATACAAAGGCCGAAAAGGCAGAAAGGACAGTTAAGATGAGCAAAGGGAGCACATTCTTAAAGCTCTTCGGACGTGCCGCAAACGGCATGAGTGAAGATGAGCTGAACAAACTCGCGCTTGACACAGCAGACGCACTTGAGCTTACCGAGAAGGTAGAGGAAAAAGCTACTGACGAGGAGCCAGTCGTTGAAGTCAAAGCCGAGGCAAAGGACAAGCCTGAAATGACAGGCCTCGAAGCTCTTAGCGCGAAGCTCGACAAACTCATTGAGCTTATGACTCCTCCGGAGCCTGAGAAGGCCGAGGTTGAGACTGAGGTCAAAGAGGACATCGACGCAGCTATTGAGGAGCTTACTGCTACAGAAGAGGGAGCCGAAGAGCTCGCTGAGGAAGTAGCCGCTGAGGCAGATCCTACCGGAGAAGAGGCAAGGGTTGTCGAGGCAGAGGAGATGGATGCTTGCGGAGAGGATGCTTGCGGCAAAGATGCTTGCAAGGATGCAGCACTTGATAACGAAGTGGCTGCACACATTCTTAAGAGTGTACGCGAGTCTATCGCAAAGATCTCCAACAAGGATGAGCGCAAAGCTGTTACTGACGCTCTGATTGGAGCAGTCAGAAGCAAAAAGAGCGACATCTCCACAGTTATCGAAGCTCAGAAGAGTTTTGCTAACACAACAAAAAAGACAAGCACTGAGGACATCCAGGCGGCTTATGACGCCATGAATCCTCATAAGAGAAACAAGGAGCATACAGCAGACAGCCGGATGAGATTATCGACACAAGGATCGCCGGCGGAGCCGTAACATTTGGCTACCCTGTCAAGTATTCAACAGGCAAGGTTGTTGAGTTTGGATCAGGCGATGCTGCTACTGCTTTCGTGGGCGTAGCTGTTAGAGAAGTTAAGACCGGTCTTACATATGGTTCAAACGTAGCTGGTTATGCTACTGGCGAGCCTGTTCCTGTAATGAAGAGAGGCCGCGTAAACGTAAAGTGCAACGTTGGCACTCCTGCTCTTAACGGCGATGTTTATATCAGAATCGCTGCTAACGGTGCAAACACAATCGTAGGCGGATTTGAGGCTACAGCAGATTCCACATACACAGTAAAGCTTACAAATGCTAAATTTGCAGGCGCTGCTGATGCTAACGGAATCGTTGAGCTTGAGATCTTTGAGCCTATCAACGCATAAGGAGGTAAAAGACATGAGTTATAAAAGTGTTGGAACTATGGCTCTTGATACTGCTGTCCTCAGAGGCTCAGGCAATCCTATGGTAGCAATGGATGCGGCTGGAATCTCTTCCGGTCAGGCATTCCTGGTATCAGAGCTTGAAAAAAGAGATCCTATTATCAGAAAGCCGCTCACATCCTTTACATACGGCAGAGACGTTAACGTCCGCGTAGGTGGTGGCTGGAATGAGTTTGTTTCTGCTCTTTCCGTTGAGTACGGAGTAACCGGCGGAAGTGACGACGGTCTTATCATGGCTCCAGGCGCTAACG